TATGTATTTATAAAAAGTAAAAATATAGAGTATAAGAGTTTAACAGTTACCGTTACCAACCGTTACCGTCAGTATTTACAAGGCTTTCAAGACATTTTTTGTCAATTTTCAACCGTTACCAAACCGATACCAAGGAAAGGACAGGTGAAAGAATGAAAACATTATCCGCAAGGGAATATTTAGGACAGTTACGGGAACTTGATACTAATATCAATCAGGACTTAGAACGCCTTGATGATATGAAAATCAATGCTTGCAGTACCGGGGCAATAGATTATTCTGCTGAAAGAGTGCAGACAAGTCCGTCAGGTGACAGTTTATGCAAGGCAGTCACAAATTATGTTGCTTTCAATGATGAAATCAATGCAGAGATTGACCGCTTTTCAGATGCCAAGGAACAGATCATCAAGCAGATTAGAGGTCTACACAATGCAAGGTATTCACAGGTGTTGTTCAAGGTGTATGTGCAGTTTAAGAGTTTGAAAGTTGCATCCGGTGAAATGGGTAGGTCATATCAGTATGTCAGGAATCTTCACAAGGCAGCACTTACAAAGTTTGAAGAAACTTATGATGATTTGCATTACTTAACTTAATGTATATTTACTGTCACTTAAAATGACAAAAAGAGCGTTTTATGATAGATTTTGTTGTTTCAGGTATATTGCGTATTCTTGAATCTAATGATAGGATGTATCTTGACAAGATGGGAATTGTGAAGAAGCGGTTGTTTTTTCACAATTCTTTTTTGTTTATGCCGATATTTGCACCCTGAAATGTAATGTTTCAGGGATTTTTTATTGCAAAAATACATGAAAGGGGTGTTGTTTGATGGCAAAAACGGCAAAATTAACTGAAAAACAGCAGCGTTTTGTTGAAGAATACCTGATTGACCTGAACGCAACACAAGCAGCCATTCGTGCGGGTTATTCGGCAAAAACAGCAGATCAGCAAGGTTCAAGGATGTTGGCAAATGTCAAGGTTCAACAGGCAATTAGTGTTGCAATGGCAGAACGCAGCAAAAGAACAGGAATCAATCAGGACAGGGTTGTTTTAGAACTTGCCCGCATTGCTTTTGTAAAGATGACAGACCTTGTTGATAGTCACGGAAGAATCAAAGACAATGCAACTGATGATGACCTTGCTTGTATTGAATCCGTGAAATATAAACAGTCTGAATCAGAAACCGGGTCAAGTGTTGAAAGGGAAGTGAAGATTTCACCAAAACTGAAAGCACTTGAATTACTTGGTAAGCATTTGGGTATGTGGAATGACAAGATTGATGTGAATATCACACAGCCTATTGTTATCACTGGTGAAGATGCCCTTGAAGATTAGGCGGTGATCGTCTATGGTCAAGAACAGAATATCTTCACAATATGTTTTTGGGTATCAGAAGTTTATCCTGTACCCGGAAGATTACAAGACTACAAAGTCCGGCAAGAAGAAAGTGCTGCTGCCTGAACTGGTTGGTAAGGGTTACGGTACTTTTTGGCGTTGGAAAGGTAGATATAGGGTATGCAAGGGCAGCCGTGCATCCAAGAAATCAAAAACAACTGCCCTTTGGTATATCACCAATATGATGAAGTACCCACAGGCAAATACCCTTGTGGTCAGAAAGACTTTCAGAACCCTGAAAGATTCCTGTTTCACAGAATTGAAGTGGGCGATTCACCGCCTTGGCGTTGATGCCTTTTGGGAAATCAAAGAATCACCACTTGAAATGACCTACAAACCGACAGGTCAAAAGATTTATTTCAGGGGACTGGATGACCCCCTGAAAGTAACATCAATAACCGTTGATATTGGCTGTTTGTGTTGGATGTGGATTGAAGAAGCGTATGAAATCAGTTCAGAAGATGATTTCAATATGCTTGATGAATCAATCCGTGGTGCTGTTCCTGATGGTTCAGGACTGTTCAAGCAAATAACCCTTACACTGAACCCGTGGAATGAACACCACTGGATAAAGAAGCGGTTTTTTGATACCCCTGATGATGAAACCCTTGCAATGACCACCAATTACAAGTGCAATGAATGGTTGGATAAGGCAGACTTGAAAGTCTTTGAAACCATGAAGAAGCAGAACCCAAGGCGTTACAAAGTGGCGGGTCTTGGTGATTGGGGTATTGTAGACGGTCTTGTCTATGAAAATTGGGAAGAAAAGGCGTTCAGTGTTGATGAAGTCAAGACGATTGCCGGGGTCAAGTCTGTATTCGGTCTTGACTTTGGTTATACAAATGACCCGTCAGCACTGTTTTGTGGTCTGATAGATCAGTCAAGCAAGACCATTTGGGTCTTTGATGAAATGTATCAGCCGGGTATGAGTAATGAAGCCATTGCCGAACAAGTTCAGCGGATGGGATATGTGAAAGAGAAGATCACAGCCGATTCAGCAGAACCAAAGAGCATTGACCGCTTGCGTGAACTGGGTCTGAAAGGAATCAGGAAAGCAAGGAAGGGCAAGGACAGCATCAACAACGGCATTGACTTCATACAGGACTATCACATTATCATTCATCCCCGTTGCGTGAATTTCATCACAGAGATCAGCAACTATCAATGGGACAAGGATGCCAAGACAGGCAAGAAACTGAACCGTCCTATTGATGATTTCAACCACCTGATGGATGCAATGCGTTATGCGATTGAACAGATGGCAAAGGGTGATGCCTTTAGTTTTGATTAAGCAATTACCGGGTAGAATACACGGTGTCAGCAGCCGTTTCTTTTTGGACGGTAGGAAAAGGCTGTCAAATGCTTACTCCGGGGCGGTTGCAATCGGTGACCGCCTATGACACCTGTATAACTACTTTTTAAGATATTAGAAACAAATTAGTAACACATACTCTTGGAAACATAGTGTTTTCAGGGGTTTTGATTTTATTATGCAATGAAAGGGGTGAATTGAACCGTGTTCAGTTCCTTAATAAACACACTGACATTGAAGGTTTCCAACTTTATACTGGACGGTGCAAGGTCAAGGATGACTGACAAGGAATTTCTTGAAAAAGAAATTATGAAATGGAAAACGTCACCCCACCGCATCATGCAAATTAAGGGTTCACTGTATTATGACAATGAACACGATATTTTGAAGCGGAAACGTACAATGATAGGTGAGGATGGCAAGTTACAGGTTGTTGAGAACTTGCCGAACAACAGGGTCATTGATAACCAGTATGCAAAAATGGTCAATCAGAAAGCAAATTATCTGTTCGGTCAGCCTTTTGCAGTAAGTGGTGATAATGACCAGTATGTTGAACTGCTGAAAAAAGTGTTTAATAAGCGGTTTATGAAAACCATAAAAAACAGTGGTAAGGCAGCATACAACGGGGGAATCTGTTGGTTATATCCGTATTATGACAATGAAGGTCATTTCACTTTCAGGCTATTCCCCGGCTATGAGATTTTGCCATTTTGGAAAGACAACGATCATACAATGCTTGACTTTGCAGTCAGGCTTTACTTGGTGATTGGGTATGAGGGAACAACCCCAACCGTCATTGAAAAGGTTGAAGTGTATGATGTTGATGGTGTTCACAGGTTCATTCTTGACCACGGCACACTTATCCCTGATCTGACAAACAACGGTGAAGCCGATTGTTACCATGTTACCATGACGGATGCAACCGGGAAAGTGACGGGGTTCAACTGGCAGCGTGTCCCCCTGATTCCATTGAAAGCCAATGAACAGGAAACACCACTGCTGAAAAGGGTCAAGTCTTTACAGGACGGTATCAATGTGATGCTGTCCGACTTTGAAAACAATATGCAAGAAGATGCCCGGAACACCATTTTGGTATTGAAGAACTATGACGGTACTAATTTGGGTGAGTTCAGAAAGAACCTTGCAACCTATGGTGCAGTAAAGGTCAGATATGATGGTGACACTAAGGGCGGGGTTGAAACCCTTGAAATCACAGTCAATGCGGATAACTACAAGGCTATTGTGGAAATCTTCAAGAAAGCCTTGATTGAGAACGCAATGGGTTATGATGCCAAGGATGACAGACTTTCCGGCAACCCTAATCAGATGAACATTCAGTCAATGTATTCTGACATTGACATTGATGCAAACGATACAGAAACAGAATATCAGGCAGCCTTTGAAGAAATCCTTTGGTTTGTGAATTGCCATTTTGCCAATACAGGACAGGGGAACTTTGAAGGTGAAGAAGTAGACATCATATTCAACCGTGACATTCTTATCAATGAATCAGAAGCCATTGATAACTGTCAGAAATCTGTTGGTATTCTTTCTGATGAAACAATTATCAGTCAGCATCCTTGGGTAGATGACCCACAGGCAGAACTTGAACGCCTGAAAAAGCAGAAGGAAGAAGCACAGAAAGAAATGCTTGCACAGTATGACCCGTTTGGTACACAGAATGATGACCCTGACAACAAAGGTGACCCAAACAAGGGAAGTCAGGGCGGTGAAGTAGATGAATAACGGTGAATACTGGCAGAAGCGTTTTGAACTGCTTGAACAGGCTGCACACCAACAGGGGGTTCAGTGCTATGCGGATATTGAAAAACAATACCGACAGGCACAGAAGCAACTTGAAGGTCAGATTGCTGCATGGTATCAGCGTTTTGCATCTAACAATGGGGTAACCCTTGCAGAAGCAAAGCGGATGTTGAACGCAAAGGAACTTGCTGAACTGAAATGGGATGTGAACCAGTACATTCAGTACGGTCAGGAAAATGCGATCAACGGCACTTGGGTCAAGCAGCTTGAAAACGCATCTGCAAGATTCCATATCAGCAGACTTGAAGCCTTGAAGTTGCAGACCCAACAGAGCATTGAAGTCATGTTTGGAAACCAACTTGACAGCATTGACAGCACAATGCGGAATGTTTACAAGTCCGGCTATTATCACACAGCCTATGAGATTCAGAAGGGCGTGGGCGTTGGTTGGGACTTTTCCGCACTGGATGACAAGCAGATCAGCAAGGTCATCAATAAGCCTTGGGCGGTTGACGGCAAGAATTTCAGTGAAAGGATATGGGGTAACCGTCAGAAGTTGGTCAATGAACTGAACAACACCCTGACACAGAACATCATCTTGGGAAAAGACCCACAGAAAGCCATTGATGAAATTGCCCGGAAGATGAACACTTCCAAGACCAACGCCGGGCGGTTGGTAATGACAGAAGAAGCCTTTTTCAGTTCAGCAGCACAAAAGGACTGCTTTACAGAACTGGATGTTGAACAATTTGAGATTGTGGCAACATTGGATTCCCACACTTCGGATATATGCCGGGGTATGGATGGCAAGCATTTCCCTATGTCTGAATGGAAGGTTGGTGTGACTGCACCGCCGTTTCATGTTCATTGCCGTTCAACCACAGTACCATATTTTGATGATGAATTTGATGCTGTCGGTGAACGTGCTGCACGGGATGAAGAAACAGGCAAGACCTATTTTGTACCGGGCAATATGACCTATAAGGAATGGGAAAAGTCATTTGTCAACGGTGGTGATAAGTCAGGTTTGCAAGAAGCATCACCTGATGATACAATCAAAGCAAAGGAAGAAATCAAACAGGTTGCGGAAGAATTAAAAATTGACAATTTCCCGGATGCTTTCAAGGCAAAAGGTGAATTGAAAAATACACAAGCACTTGTGGACTATATAAACGGGTTGAAAGGTGCAGATGCAAATGTGGTTGCCCTGTATAATAGCATGGCAAAATTGGAAACCATAGAAAACAATGGTATTCCGTTCAAAATATCACACGGTAAAAATCATGCTGTTTCAACTTCAACATATACATTGACCGGGAATTTGGCTGATGTAAAATTGACTATTCCAAAATTACAAGGTGAAAATCTTGCCGGACAGGTAAACACCACATTGCATGAAGAAATGCACCTGATAGATTTGTACGGTAGAAAAGACCCGTCAAAAAGTGGTAATTGGTTCAGCACAAGCAGAACAGCACTGATGGATGTATTCAAAAGTACATCAGATTCAATCAGTGATGAAGTTGCAGACCTATTTGCTGAACATAAAAAAGAGTACAGAAGGGTTCGGGATGAAGTAAATGCAAAATATCAGAATTTGATTTCTGAACTGAATAATTCAGTGATGGATAAAACCTTCCAAGGTTCACTTGCTGATTATAAGAAACAGTACAATAAACTGGTATCAGCCATGAATGATGAACGTGATTATATGGCAAGAAACATCATGGGTGGTGGAATAGGAAATCTTGAAGATATTTATGATGCACTGTCAGGTGGTGTATTCAGAGATAAAGGAACAGTCATGTATGGTCATGGGTCATCTTATTACAGAAGCCAAGAAAGCCGGGTGCATGAAACAATAGCAAATTACGCAGCATTGAGTATAACAAGACCTGATTTGATTGAACTGCTGAAAGCAGATAAGCCGGATTTGGTTGCAGAATTGGATGCGACTATTGTTGAACTTTTGAAGAAAGTGGGTGATGGATGATGAAAAATGAATTGATTGAAAAAAGCATAAAAGTCAGACAGTTGTTTTCAGAAGTCGATTTCCCACCTACAATGATACAATTTTTTGATTTAGACAGTGATGAACTACTGGATGAAAAGATTAGAGTGTTGACGGCGTTAAAAGATGGAAAGCAGATTGCAGATATTCCAAACTTTTATGATATTTTGGAATTATACCCCAAAAACGGGGAACATTGGGACTAAAAAGCACGGTCAAATAGCCGTGCTTTTTTCATACCTTAACAAGTTATCAATAGACCTGTAATAATTGTTATATGGCGGTTATATGAGGTCAGAAAGGGGGATAAAAGGCACATGAAAACGTACACAATGAGAAAGGCATGGTGATCCTGATTATCTCCCGGCTACTGGGTCAAGTAGCACATAGAAAAGGCATCCGGCAACGGGTGTCTTTTTTCTTGCGGGTTGTCAAGCGTAAACCGAACAAAACCAATCAATCATGTGGGAGTAACCCCGTATAAAAACGTATTTGAAAGGATGGTATAGAAATGACAAGAAAACAGTTAGAGGATTTAGGACTTACCAAGGAACAGGCTGATTCAGTAATGAAAATCAATGGTGATGACATTGAGAACGCAAAGGGTACTGCTTCAACAGAAATCAAGAACTTGCAGACAGAGGTTGAAGGACTGAAAACACAGGTCGGTGACCGTGACAAGCAGTTAGAAACCCTGAAAGCATCTGCCGGAGACAACGCTGATCTGAAAAAGAAGATTGAGGACTTACAGACTGAAAATGCCACTGCCAAGGCAACCCATGAATCTGAACTGAACCAGTTGAAAATTGATTTTGCTGTTGAAAAAGCACTGACAGGTGCAAAGGCAAAAAACATCACCGCAGTCAAGGCACTTTTAGACCTGAAGGATGCCAAGTTTGACAAGGAAGGAAATGTCAAGGGATTGGCTGAACAGATCGAAAAACTGACCAGTGATGAAGGTACTAAGTTCCTGTTTGAAGCACAGAAACAGCAGCAGAATTTCAAAGGTTTTCAGCCGGGGGCATCCGCACAACAGAAACCGGGTGCAGAAGTTGACACTTCAAAAATGAACTATGATGAATTATGTGCCTATTTAGCAGAAAATCCTGATGCTAACTTAGGTGAGTAAAAGAAAGGACAGGTGAAAATTTATGCCAAACGATAAGTTTGATTCTAAGAGTTTTAACCCACAGGCTTTCAAGTATATGGTTGGTAGAGTGCCGAACCTTCATATGCATGAGATCAAGAAGTCAAAAGCACTGGCGGGTAACCCTGACATTAAGGCAACCCTTGGTGGTAGTCAGGGTGGTACAGGTTACGCAAGAATTGCAATGCGTGGTCTGTTAGATGGTGATGCAGTCAATTATGACGGTCAGACTGATATTACTGCAACCAGTACCAAGACCTTTGAACAGGGTGTTGTTGCTGTTGGTCGTGCTAAAGCATGGCTTGAAAAG